TTTTGTAACCAGAGCCAGTGAAAACAAATACCTTATCTACATTTGCTGGAATAACATTATAACATATTCTACAATACCCTTCCCTATGTAGTTTTCTATGAGAAACATGTGTACTCAAGATTTTTGGATTTGCATTACTTACATTCATTATGGTTGCTCTTTTTGTTGTGAATAAATCTCTTCAAGTTTTTCATCTAAGAAATCTTGAAGTAATTGTACTAGAGAAAACTCCTCTACAGTCTTTGTAGTATCAATATCTCTGTCTATTAAAAATTCTGATGGTGTTAAATTTTTCACCTCTTTCTAAGTTTAAAATAAAATTCAATATCCTGCTGTGCAGGCAATGTTCCTCCGTGATATGGGAAGAGGTTAACCCCCTCTATCCCAGATAGATACACTATGTTTTCCTTTCTTGATTACTAATCTTAAGTCTTTCATTCTTCTTTACTCATCTTTGTTTAAACTTCCATCTTTGTCTTAATAATACATCTTTAAAACATTTTGTAAACTCTTCTTTTATATCCTTTACTACGGTATCGGTACCATAAATCATAACATCCTTTTTAATTTTATCTTTCCAACGGTAATTACAAGGATAACTATAAAGCAGATAATTTTCCATTTCTTCTTTTGTGAAGTTTAGTTCTATTTTATATTCTCTTTTACTCATCTTTGTTTTTTTTTAGCAGTATTGTTTAATCTGTGAGTTGTTGTCATACCATACAACTTCCTTTCTTTATCAGAAAGATTCATAGGTATTTCCCACTCTCTTAGTTTCTTCTTACTCATCTTTGTTTTTTTTTAACTATTTCAATTAATTTTCTTAGACAAGCAAGTTCTGCTTCTTCATAAGCATTATAATATTCTGCCCAACCTCTTGGATTTAAAGATTCTCCCCAAACAAAAGCTGAATACTTTTTAATCCTTCCTTTACCAACTACTTCAGGAGGTGTGCGAGAGACAGAATATTCTAACCCATACTTCTCCCTAAACCATCTAAAAGCTTGCTGATAAAGAGGTGCAGCATATTTAGGATAGTATTTGTGTCCAGATTTATAAGTTACATTCCCTCCTGAGAACATAAATCTATCCTCTATATAAATAGCTACACAAGGATAGTCAAACCCCAACTCCTTCAGAGCTAAGGCTTGTTCATAAGGTATGAATTCTCTATTCATAATCAATTCCCTCTACTTTCATCACTCTTCATTTCAGCTTCTGCTTCTTCTAAAGAGTATTGTTCTTCAATAGTGAGCTCCCTATATCCACTACCACCACAATCATCACACTCATAAGGAGATGCATGCTCTCCACATGCAGTACAGAAATCACTGTCAGGCCAACCTGGGGGATAAAAGTTGGCTGTACAGCAATCTGTCTCTAGTAAGTGACCATTCCCCTGACAGGTGCTACATGTAAATACCTTTTCCATTTTTTTTAAGTTTTATTTGGTTTAATTAAAAAGTTGCTCTTCCATACAAAAATAGTGAAAATAATACATTAGAATTATTTGTCAAGTCTTATACCAACCATAACTGGAAACCTAGGCAATCCATCATCAGTCCACTCAAAGAATCTAATCTCTGCTGTCTTTCCAATATAATCATCTTTGTTAGTTAAAAACTCTTCTCTCTCCTTGTGAGAGTACTTCATACCTGCTCTAAAAATCTTCTCTGTAAAGCCACTCATCTTATGATTAAGATACTTTAATACAGGGACTCCCCAATTAGGTCTTTGCTCTGCAGGCTCAATATCTATAATCTCACATGCTATGTCAAAAAAGTCCTTATATTTAAGCAAGTTAGAGCTCCTACCACTAACCTTATAAGGAGCATCTCCATGTCTTATTATGGTTCCCTCATAACCAGCTGCAAGATTCTGCTGATGATACTTCTTAAGATGCTTTTCATCTTCAAGTACAAAGGTTGGAACAAGCAGTATATTGCTACACTCCTTAACAGCATCTCTAAGCATAATATGTCTTTTATCAAAACTCTTGTCTGATACCAGATCATATACATGATATTTGATAGATATTGTTTCATCTCTTACTTTTTTAATAAGCTTCATATTATCTTGAAAACTTAGCCCATGAGCATAGAGCTCACCATCTAGGTGTAAGTTAATGCTCTTTACTTCCTCTAAGATGTGAGTTAGAGTGGAGATAACCTTCCCATCTCTGGATATAAGAGAATCATCACCCAGGCACCTCATGCCATCTAGCTTAGGTTGACCATACACTATGCCTCCCCAATCAATCTTCTTAGATTCACTATCATAGCTCTTAGCTAGCATAGGAAGTATTACTTGTGTAGTCTGTGCTTCTAACACACTATCAAAATACCCTGTAGACATCTTGTTAGTAATCTTAGCTTTAGCCTCCAATAAAGCCTGTTGTTCAGGAGAAGTCTCATTACTTCTACCTATGTTCTTACCTTTGCAAACCTTCTCATGTGTAACCTTCTCTCCAGTTAATAATCCACTCTCTTGGTAAAGAGTAGAGCCCTTCACATAAACATGAAGAACTCTTACTCTATCCTTTGTATCTGTCTTGTAAATACTTTTACTGTAATTCATTTAAGTCACTTATATTTTTTAAACCAACCTTCACTTTAAACTGCTCTGATAATTTATCTATCAGCTCTTGTGAAGTAACTATAGTACCACTGTCCTCTTTCCATTCCCACTTCATATCATTCACAGGGTCTCTTGATTCTGATTTCATATCTCCTTCCTTAAAAGATTTTATTATATAACAGGACAAGCATGTCTCTATTATATGATCTATGATTTGATTAACAGTTAAAGCCTCTGTACCTTCATGTTTTAGCTTAATAATAGAGAAACCTAACTTAGTTCTCTCATTACCAAAGTCTAAGAAGACTTTCTCTGCTTCAGCAAACTCATCCTCAGTTAGAGTCAAGAGCCACCCTTGGAATGAATTACCACCACTATTGTAGTATTCCAAGAGTGTATCTTGTAACTCTGTTAAATCTAAAATTGTTTCCACTAAAAACCTATTTTTACTTTCTCTTTCTTACTAAGACCTTGATCCTCAGAATTGAAGATATCACAAGTAAGAGAAGAGTCAATGTTAACATTTAACTTTTCTTTTAGTAATAATGCTCTATCTACTGATAGAGTTTTAAACTCATGCATACATTTTAGTCTACCTTTTCTAGTAAGTGCAGGATCTATTTCAGAGATCTCACAATTAAAGGTCACTATAATGTGTAGATTACAAATGTCACCTAATATGCCATCTGTAGTATTTAGTAATAATGATGTGAAAGAAGCTCTCTCATCTCTAGATGTTATAAGAGCTTCAGCATCTTCTAACACTAGTATTTGACTACCTTCTCCATCCAGAAACTCTATAAGATTTGAACTCTTATTCTCTTCTAAAAAGGATACTGGTATGTAAGATATCTGTATATCATCATCATCCAAGTAAGCTTGCGCTAAGAATTTAATGAAGGTAGTTTTACCTGTTCCAGGTGCCCCATGAAGCAAGCTTATGCCACCCTTCTTCACACTCCTCTTTAGATCTTCAAAGAACTCCACAGCCTCATCATTATAACAATCCTTAACTGTAAATTTTGGTGGGGACATGTCTCTCCACTTAGAGGTAAATCCTCCACCTCTTCCTGGAAATAGTATACGTATAACTATATTATCTCCAGTAGGTTCTACAGCAGTTATGAGATCATATATCTTAACACAATAATCATCAACTACATCTCCCCTACCATAATATATTCCAAGAATATGTCTTGTAGTCCCCTTGATAATTGTTAATAGTAATGGTTGATTATCCAGTTTATAAGCTACACGACTAGGATCTGGATGAAGATTGATCTTTCTAAGACCCTCTCCAAATAACTTTAAAATTTTATCAATAGTTTCAGCCTTCACAGCAGGAAAAAAATCACTGTCATGGCAATAAAATTTTTTATAAATAGCCAAGTTACTACTATAAGATACCTCAACAGGGTCTCCCTGTATATCTGTCATAGTCATTACATTCTCCATATTCTTCTTCAATAGTTTTAATAGAAGCCCCTTTACGGGGCCTCTGTTATACAGTTACCAATTCAGTAACTATAGGGTAATTAAATAATTCTTTCTTAAAGTCTAATCTTGCATCATATTCCCTGGCTGACCAGTTAGGATCCTCAATATTAAACTTCTTCATTACTTCTTCTCTCTTTTCTTCACTCTTAGACAATACACCCAAAGTGTTCTCAGTAAAAGACCCTCTTAACTTTAAGAGAAACTCTCTATCATACATCTTGGAATACCTAGATACCATGAAGTTAGAGTATGCTCTCCTATGTCTTACAGGTATTCTTAGTACTAACATATGTAGCATATCTTCAAGATCCCCTACAGGATAATCTGCCACATAACTCTCGTGTGACTGTGCTTCCTCTAATATAGTTCTAATACTTCCTCTAAATTTTAATAGTAAGAATATACTCTCCTCATATACACTTGGCTGTAGTACATCATCTATATATGTATTTACTATATACCTTTGTCCTGCTAAATTTGTCATGAACTCCTTAAACTTCTTTCCATAGCCAAATACTACAGCAGGTAGTAAATATTTATGTGTTCTGGACTTGTCTGCCATATAATCTTTTTCTGACCCTTAGTTTGGGTAATCCCTTATCTAAGAGTTTGACTAAACGATAGTTAAGACTGAATTCCTCAGTCCCAGCATACTTATTCTTGTATGCTCTGCGGGTGTCTCCTTCATAATCTTGAGAATTATCCAAGATTTTTGCTGCTCCAACTCTACCTACACCCTCAATCCCTGTAATACAGTCTACAGAATCACCCATGATTACCTGTTTCCAGAGATTGTACTTTGCTTCTTCCTCTGTAATAACCTCTAAATTATTCTTATATGTATTATATATAACTCCTGGTATCTGTTTAAAATCTTTATCAGGTGAGCAAATTACAGTATTTCCACTTCTCCAATGGAGAATGGATATAGCATCATCTGACTCTGCACCTCTAACTACAACAGCTAGATACTCCTTAATCATATACTCTCTAAGATCTTTTAAATACGGGGGTGGAGAATACTTAGCTCTATTAGCCTTGTATCCTCCATAGAGATCCTTTCTAAAGTTTCCCTTTCCCTGTAAAAATCCTATAAAATAGTCAGTGTCCAAAGCATCTAATATACTGTTTATATACCCATCAGCACACGCTTTCACCTCTCCAAAGTCTGTTAAGCCTTTAGAAGAGCATGAGAAACATGTGGCATATTGAATATAGTCTAAATCAAGTAGTGCTATTAACAAGATCCTTAGTATTATTTAAATCATAAATAAGATTTAACCAATCTGAAAGTTTCATAGTAACATACTCTTCCTGACTTATAAAATTTACAACAGCCTTCTTAGTGTAATTGTGCACTACAACAGGCACTTCTCCTTCATCATATTTCATCTCCTTTATAAGCTTGTGATAATTAGGAATCTTACTCATAGACTTACATTGTATAGCCCATGGCCCTGAATAGCATATATCTATTCCTGCAGCATCCCTCCTTCTGCTCTCACTTCTTGAAGATACAGCATCAGTATAACCAACACCCTTCAACTTTTTAATTACATCTAGCTCATACTTATTTCCAGCAGTCCTGTTTCTATTAGCCATCTTATAGAATACCTTTATCCCAAGCATCAAAGAATGCTCGAGTGATTTCACTGTTATAGCCATCATAATCTTCATCAGCCCAGAACTTATTCTTAGAGCATATAGAATACTCAGCATTATCCATAAGAACTGTGATACAAGATTTTTTAAACAAAACTTTATGATTAAACTTCTTAAACATCTCTTCTCCATTAATATCTGTCTCCTCATAAACATCCCCATCAACAAGAGAATACTTACACCAAGGAATGTCTTGTTCAAGATGTTTTATTAAAAGCTCAGCACAATCTGGCTTTGATAATATCTTCTTCATTTTTATGTAAATACTAAATTAAACTCACTAGGCTCTACAATCTCTCCTTCATCTAAATTTTCATATATACCAGTTGGTGGTATAATTCCAATTTTAAATGGAGCAACATCTAATCTAGAATTAACATCTTCTTTTACCATCTTTATTATATTCTCAAAAGTTATCTTTGTTAGTTTCTTCCTATCCTTAAGTATCCCCATTAAATCGTGTGGTCTTGCATAAGAAAACTGATCACAGAACTTAATTAGAGCTTTACAATTAACAGTGTTTGGTAAGCTACTTCTAAACATTTGGTACAAAGGTAATAAAAATACTATAGACTCTTCATAATTACAGTTAGATAGCATCTCTCCTCCCAAGGAGGCAGAACCCATATCATTAGAGTAATACAATTTTTTCAACTGCTTAAAATCATCCAAAGTAAGAGGTTCTTTATTATTATTAATATTCTCAATAATAGCCTCTTCACAAATAAGATTCTTAGCACCTAACAAATCTTCAAAATTCTCAGCATATTTGTAGAGAGTATCTCCACCACCTAATGAGTATCTATATGTCAATCCCCAGCTAAATTCTATAGCAATATACTTCTCATCTTTTGGAAGGTCTTGAATTATCTTCTTCAAATTTGATGTCATCTTATTTGTATTAATATTAAAATCAGATATCTTTTTTAATTGATTATAATAGTCATATTCTCCTTCAATGTGCTTAGGAACAACAATATAATCAGCATTATCTTTCTTTATAGTTATAGCCATCCTGTTTAATCCACAATACTCTCTAGCTTTGATTCTAGGGACTGTACAACCTTTTGAAAAATATAACTTATCCCCTGGTTTTGGTGTGTATTTACTTGCAGCATTAGTAAGCTCTAATCTAGGTTTTGTAGAATAAAATTGACTACCCTCTACACGGGCACCATCTAATAAGCCACCACCATTACTTCCACCATGTGCTTCAGTTAAACGTATACAAGTAACTTTAATTAGCTTATTTTCTAATGATAATTTTGTCATGCTATTGCTAATTTAGAAATTTTGTTATTTAAAAACAATTTCTGAAACTTATTTGGTGCTCTCAATTTAAACTCTCTAGCTATGTAGAACTTCAAATCTTTACTAAATACACCATCTTCAGAAACCAGAATACTTAACCTCACTATGATAGGATCAGGAATACTTCCTTTATCTGACATATTCAAACAAAAATTCACCAGCCTTGTAGCTAAAACAGATGCTATATCTGCTCTATACTTATCATCAGCACCTAGTATTCCTTTTACACTATTTAATACTTCTTCCTTCTTTCCATTTAACATCTTATCTGCTGTAATAAGCTTATCTAATCTATTATTAATAAACAAGTTAAACTTAGTAGCAAAAGCAGTACCTACACTTCCTTCACCTATTTTCTGTATCATGGATATCTGTGAAGAAAAATCCTTAATAGAAGTAATAGAGTTAAAGAATGTAGTCACACTTCTTGCATTTATTTTCTTGGTTATGAGTTCTGGATAAAGAAGTAAGAAGTTAATACATCTACCATCAATACCCTCTTTCTCTGCCCATCTTGCCCAACAATCTTTGTCAAACTTCATGTTTATACTAATAAATCTAGTACTCTGAGCATCATCCAAGGTAGTAACTGCATAGTTACCATCATCAGGATTAGATGTCAAGAGTATCATCCAATTATCAGGAAGCTTCCAAGAGATATACTGTTGTCTATCAATTAACTCCATAGTAGCTTGAATGAACATTTGCTGAGCCCTTGAATAATCATCAAGTATTAGTATTCCACCATCAGAACTTGCACCCTCTATCCACTCTGGTGGAGCATAAGACATCCTAGTTCTATCCATGAAGAGATAACCATTATTTAGATAATTATCTATAACATTCTCACTAACCCATTTACAATCTTCTTCCTTAGTATTACCGTCAAAGTCTTCTTTACATACTTGAAACTCTTTATTTGGATATCCAACTAAATCTCCTAACTCCTCTATTTGTGATAGATTTAACTTTACACAAGATAAACCTAACTCATCAGCTAATTGCAGAGCTGCACTAGTTTTACCTATACCACTTTCTCCTTCTATTTCTACAGCTACTGGTATCTTTCCCTCTTTTTGTATTTCCTTGTTGTTGTTAATAATGTGTTGAAGAAAATCCTTCAACTCCTCAATGTTAAGACTTAAACCTTCCATTAACTAAGTTTAATTTTAAATCCAGGGAGATCTTCATTTATATAATCTCCTGCTGAACAGTGTACCCAGAGTACCTTACTTAAAGCACTCATCTGTGGTGCAGAGGCATATCCATCTGTAAGGTATACTAAACAAGTATATTCCTTACTCTTCTCAAAGAGCTCACAAACTGGCTCAAAACTAGTCCCACCTCTACCATGTATCTTCATTTTCTTCTTAGGATCATACGGTGATACATCATGTATTCTAGTATCACACTGTGCTATGGTTATCTTATTGCCAGATTTATGCATATGGTATATTTCAGTAAAGAACTCCTTTAGATCCTTATCACTAACAGAGCCACTAGTGTCAATACCTACTAATATATGCCTCCTCTTTAGTACCTTAAGTCCTGGATTACCAGAGAATCTCTTGCTAAGCTTTCTTCTTGATTTCCTCTTATTAGTCATTGTAGAATTACCTACAAATCTTCTGAAGTATCCTTTCCAATCAAACTTAGCAGGTTCCTTCTTATAGAGATCATCTAAATATTGTTTTAGACTTCCAGGAATATTACCAGGTTGTCTATTAGCCTTCTCAAATGTTTCCTTTAATTGATAGTCAATTTGTTTACCTATGAGCTTCTTAGTGGCATCATCTAAGTCTTGAAACTCTTTCCAAGTACTGTGATCTACTCCAGAAGAGTTAAATGGATTATTAGGATCTGGTTCTCCCTCACCTTCTTGAGGATCTCCATGACCTTCTTGTGCACAAGCTACTGCCATCTGCACTGTAGGATCTTGTGAGTTCTTCAAGAGATTATCATAGTACCACTCAGTACCCATTTTCTTTGGAAAGTTTAAATGTGCAAACTTATCCAAAGTAATCCAATGCTCCTTATCTATCCACTCCTGTTTTATATATTGGTTAATTTCTAAATCAGCTGCTATATTAAATAGTGACCAATCCTTGTAACTATCCCTCATACTAATATGATGCATAGATATATGAAGACACTCGTGAACCAAGATTCCTTTCTTGTGCTCATCAGTTTGTGTATCCCAGAAATCAGGATTTATTGCTAATTCAAAATTCATACCTCTTCTACTAACTCCAGCTGTTGGTACACTTTTAGTGATGTTCTTGTTTAGGGTTATTAAGAAGAATCCCCAAAAAGGTTCTTCAAAAAGTAAATCTCTAGTAACAGATCCTAAGTCTTGCATATTATTCCCAATTAATTGTCTCTAGGCCATTATTAACTAGCCCATTATTTATTTTAGTAAATACACTACTACCTCTGAATAGCTTACTACCTGAGTATATATCAGCTGCAGGATGGTAAGTTCTTACATCAGCATTAGGCATCAAAGCCTTAGCCTTAGAACCTACAGCAACTTTTATAACATTTCTAGGTAATGTATCTACAACCTCTTTTATAAAGTATCTCCACAAATGTGAATGAGAACCTATATCATTCTCTCTAACAGAGAGTGCTGAATTAAGCAGTAACACTCCCTGCTTAGTCCAATGAAATAAGTCTACCTTATCATAGAAGTCAAACTCATTTATTCTTAAGTCCCTAACAAGTTCCTCTATTATGATATTTAAAGAAGGAGAGAGCCTTCCCTCAATTAAAGGGTCATTAGCAAAGGCTAAGCCTGTTGCCTTACCTCTTTGAGGATAAGGATCCTGTCCTAATATACAAACTCTCAATTTACTTCTTATTGTGAACTTAAATGGATTTAACATAGCTCCAATCTCTGGAAATACATTAATACCATTCTTCTTACAGTGTGCATATTCAACTAATATCTTATCAAATCTCTCATCATCTACTAGAGGAGTTAGCTTAGCCCACCAACTAGGGTGAGTCACCTTCTCCAGGAACTTCCTCTTCTTGCTTATATCCATTACTGGTAGCCTCTTTTAGTAACAATAAAGTATGCATCCCCCCTAAACAAATAAAGTAACTACTTAGTTCATTTAAATTACCATAAGGTATTGGTGGACACTCTTCCATGCTAGTCATGCCAGAAGAAAGTTCTATACTAAAATCATCTAAGATCTCTTGCATAGTATCTTTCCTTGAGCTTATATTAGCTTCTATATATTCATCTAAAGTCATTTCTTTATTTGTCTTGTGTCTTTGAAAATGTGTGCACAACTCTGGCATTTATACTTCTGATATCTACCAATTCTACTAGTGTACACACCATTCTTAGTAACTTTATCATGACCACAAGCAGGACAGTCATTTCTACTGCCTCCCGACATTATCCCGACATGGTGTTTAGGCTTAATGTATGGTAACATCTCTTCATGAGCATTTTGCAGTAGGATAATATCTCCTATACAATAATCAACCATATTCTGTAATGCCTTTCTGTCATTATTCCAAGTTACTCTTTTCCATAGGTTAAAACCACCTGTATGTATCTTCTCTCCTATTTGGAGAAACTTACCAATGTAGTCTAGTCTATGACTGTTAAGATTAAAATGTTTCCTTGATTGTTTTAATGTATCTTCTGTTGGTAACTCTCCTAGAGGATTTAATCTATGGTACATGATTTTACCATTTATCCATTTTATATCAAACCTATCTCCATTATGAGCTACAATACTGTCAGCCTCTAGTAAAACCTTAGATAGTCTTTTCAATAGTTTCTTATCACATTTGTTAGCACTCCACTTAAGAGTGTGTACTTTGTCTTTGTGTCCCCATTTATAACAGGCACAACAAATAGCTCTTTCTTCCACAATGTTATCATGAGTAATATTAACTCTATAACCTGGTCTCCAGAAAAAACCTAAATTAGGAGATGTTTCTATATCTACATATAGAATTTTTGGTGTCTTTACATTAGACATAATCCTTTACTTCTAATCAAACTGATAAGACAATCCCTACCTACTAATCTATGATAGTCACTAGGATCTTTAGGAGAGTCTTTTGGGGTATTTATGTATTGCCAGCCCCGAGTTCTTGTTAGTTTTGTGGAATTCATGACACCTGCATTGTCATTATCATACCATACAACTATGTTATCAAATCTTGCCTCTAATTCTTGTGTTATAATATCTGATACCGTGGGAGTTTCACTCCCCATGGCTACTGCATTCCTTATTCCTATACTTCTCAATGTCATTATGTCCTTGGTAGAAGAAGTTATTACAACCTCTTTACCATTAGCACTCAGTTGCCTCCAACCCTGAATATTATCTGGATACTCTCCAGCACATTGTCTCCATTTCCTTAAACCACTAAAAGGTCTATAGATTATTTTTTGACTTCTATTGTCATATACATAACAAGGGTTCTTAAACCCATAAGTATAATAAAGGTCTCCATCTATCCACACTTTCTGCGCTCTCTTTACATTATACTCCTTTAGCAAAGATTCATCCACACCAAACAACTTCCAATAAACCTTGTCAAACTGGGTAAAAGGCCTATCTTCATAATATATCACTGTTTTCCTTCTCTCTGGAGGTTTTATTCCAGGAGCTACATAAGGACTAACAACAGGCTCATAATCTAGTAGATGACCATCATCTAAACCTAGTTTAAAGTCTCTATTAATAATCCTTAAAGCTTCATAGAAATTAACTGAGTACTTAAGCTTAACTACTTGAAAACAATCACCTGAATACTCTGGTCTAGCAAAATCCTTTATAATTAAAAGGTCATACTTTCTAAACCAACAATCAGGTCTTGTATCTTCTCTAAGAGGATTGCAAACTGCATTTTCATACTGTATAGGTATCCCCAAGTAATGTTCCATAATCTGTTCTTGAGATAATAGTCTTAGAATTGCTTCCTTACTTAGTTCTTCTCTATACATAATAAAAATGGGGAGAAAGTCCTAAGACTAACTCCCCATACCCTAACACAAAAAAATTTAACTTATACGTCAATCATAGCATTAACCTCAGCCTCTGTAGTCTCATTTTGATGAGCACTAGTACCACCAGCACCTTCTACATAAACTTGAAGTTCAAAACTATCTTGGAAATTACTAGTCCATGGATAGTCCCCAGTAGCCTGTGACTTCAATCTTGACACTCTCGTAGCTTTGAAAGGCAAGATTACTTTTCTGAAAGCATCTTGATACTCTTTACCTTCAGAAGATGTTCTAATACCCAAAAGAGCTTTCACTCCTGAGAATTGTCCTACTAATGCATTAAGGTCTTTTACATCTCCAGTAACAATTTCACCCCAAGGGGTGTCCAAGTGTACTTTAGTACCTTTGTCATTAGTATTAACATTAGTCCAAGCCAAGATAAAGTTATAGATATCCTCTTCACCAATCATAGTTCTTCTAGGTTCAGCACTGATATCAAAATACTTCTTAACTTTGTCAGAAATGTTATCTACAGTGTCCTTAGTAGGAACCCAAGTAGTTTGACCTTTCTTATTTATATACTGATATTTACCAGTAGAACTCTCTGGTCTTTCACTATCAGATATAAAATAGGCTACATTAGTAATCAGATGTTGACCATCCAATTCATCTGCACTCTTCAACCATACATCCACCCTCAATTGTGGGTTACCATCTCTGTCTTCTCCCTGATAAGAAGGTTCTCTTGGGTTATCCCAACCAGTCCATTCAGCTATTTGGTCAGCTGTTGGATTAAAACCTAATACTGTCATTTGGCACAAACCTGTCCAAAGTTTTCTCTCTGTTCTTTGTTTTCCTTGTATCATACTAATTCTTCTGTTAATTTTACTGTTTCACTGTTAGTTACTGGCTCCTCTACATCAATCATTACTTCTCTCAAAGTAAGTACATCATATCCCTTCAAATTATTGGGAACCAGTTCAAAATAATGTATGGCATCATCTTCAATCTCATTAAGACTTCTCAAAGCATCATAAAAAGTCTTGTTAGAAAATGAATTGGAAGTTGCACCTACTTTAATGCCTGTTTCATCATTAAGTAAAATATGCCAATCTTGCAACTCCTTGTTATCATCTTCCGTGTAACATGTGTTAACCATCGTGTTAGAGGCCTCTCCAGAAGCTTCATCAATCCTATTAATATTCAAATTATCAATAGCAGTTTGGTTAAATTCAAATCTTCTAGCTGGTGACTTTACATCTGGGTTGACAGGCAACATCATTAAGATGTTCTTGTCTGGGAAAGAATCTGTGCTAGTATTAGCAGCATTCCTTTGCTTCTGTTTTTGTCCAAAAACTAATTCCATTAATCTATATATATTTTATTCCAATGAGTAGTGATCTCTCCCTCATCATCCATACTGGATATAAGGATATCACCTTGTAAATGCTCACATCTTCCACCACATGTCTTATCTTTAGTTCCTTCAAAAGAGATATAAGCTTCTTTTCCTTTTCTAAACATATAACCAACAACATCTACTCTTGAAGACATGATAGTCTTCACTTTACCAGTAAGATTGATGTCTATACTCTGTACAGCATCTCCAGTCTTACTAGCAACATACTTATCTTTAACATGACATATAAATATGACATGCTCTGCAAGAGTACTCAATTGATCATACATATCTAATATCCATTCTCTACTATGTCTGTAACCATAACCTTCAGGCAACTCATGAACTGTTTGAAAGTCTGGATGATCAGGCATAAGAGGATTTCCTTTAGAATCTCTATTAAACTTCTTTCCTTGTATTTTCTGCATGTACTTGTAAGTTCCAGCAATCTCACTAAGCTCATCAAGCTTTGTTACAGTGTCTATTGCTATATACTTATATGGTTTTCCTTCATCCTTGATCTTTGCTATAACTGCTTTTAGCTTAGCAATGTTTTGCAATGGTGTAGACTCTGTAATGTCAATCTTCATTGCATTTACATAGTTAGCACCATTAGGTTCCAAATTAATAATTAAACAATCATCTAATTTACTTAGAATAGTTGTTTTCCCTGCCTTTGGTATTGCATAAAGCAGGAAAGTACTAGGGCTGTGACTAACAACCTCACTTCTCTTAGTTGGTAATACTATTTCCAATCTTACTAGTTAAAGTTAATTTGATCATACAAAGGCATTATAATATACCTCAACATAGTGTCTTTTTAAGGTTCTAACTTAACACCCTTCTCCCTCATTCTCTCTTCCACTTGATTTCTAGTGTAAGATCCATCTAAGAATGGATCATATTTCAATGGTAGTTGATCAGGATAAGGGAGCTCTGCAAACATGCCACATTCCCCTATGAAGTTCAATGCTATATTAACATCATCCCTTCCAAAAGAATTCTTCAAAACATGTAAGGTTCTGAACCTATTATACCCTCTAGGGGTAGTAAATTCATTAATCTTGTAGTCTAAACATAAAGCCTCTTTCTTCTTATCATACTTATAAGCATTATACAAGCCCATGGCTATGTCACAATCCTCATACATATTACTAGAGTCCTTAAAATCATTAGGCTCTGGAAATGCAGCACCTAAATGATGTCTTCTAATAGAATCACTCTGACCTCTATTAAACTGACTAACAACTACAGGAGAAATCTTATACTCATCTCTAGCATTAGCAAGATATTCACTAAGCTTATCAGCATTCTGTTTCTTAGTATAGTTTTTCTCCAGTCTTAATCTACCTATATGATCAATAATCATAACAGTAGTAAGATTAGCATCATTAGGGGTATAAATACTCTCTGTGTGTGTACTGCCCAATGAAGGATTACTGGGATCCTTATAATGGATAATTTTTTCCACTTTACCAACTGTCCTCACATAATTCTCTATGTACTTATATATCCCTGTAGGATTCTGCTGACCGGCAATAATCTCTACTATACCAGATGCTATTAAGTCTTCTACAAAATCTTCAGCAGATCTAATCATCTTCTCTGTTTCACTACCAATGTCAAACAGCTTACCTTCCCATTGATTAAGAGTTGGAACATCTATTAATATTCCATGCTTAAGATATAACCAAGCACATACTAACTTCTGCACTTGGAACTTCTTACCTCTCTCCATGGAGAAGAATACAACCTTTAGTTTCTCCTTTCTTTGACCACTTATAGACCACAAATATGGAAATAACACATAGACCATAGTGACAAAAGCACTCTTGCCTACACCACTTTGTGCACCTACAAGGGTATAAAGACCTTGCTGTATGTTATTAATGACCTTGGAAATTCTACTAAGAGGAATAGGAATACCTGTATTCTCCCCTCTCATGCCCTTTTCCATGTCCTTACCAACATAGTCATTAAAGAAACTCATATCAACACATGATTACTTCCAGTGTTATCAGAATCATCAGCTTGCATTTCACAATAAGCTGCTAATGAACTTCCACTATCTTTCTTACCAATAAAATAATGAGCTTGTTTCATATATTCATAGTCCCTAGATTTAAACTCATCTACGTAGCTTTTAGTAGCTTTGAATATCTGATCTTTTGTATACTTTGTCTCCTTAACAAAGATTTCCATTTTCTTTTTACAAATCTGTTTATCTCCTCTATGTGGATAGCCACTAAAGTTCTTCCCTGATGGGAATAGTGCTCTCCAACTGTCTATCCAAGTAGAAACTCCTACCTCTTCAGCCTTCTGTAATTCCTTAATAGAAGCTACAAGTACAGGCTTAGTGGTTTGCAAATAGCCAGGGGAATTAGGTACAGAACCCACAATCCCCTGGTCTTTCATCTTTGCTAGAATTTCCTTTGGAACTCTCAAAATAATGGCCTCATCAGTGAAGCCAATTTTTACACTCAAATTTACTATAAATTTGCTGTTTTAACTGTTGTTGCATGGGAAAAGTCCATACCCTTTGACATTTTGTTAAACCAATCTTCTTCTTGAGTACCTTTAGTTTTGAAAATATAAACATCTGCTTGCTTGTTTGGAGAATATCTCAACCCTCTACCAAGCCTTTGCACAAAGTCTAACTCTGAACTACTATAAGATACTATAACAATAGCATCTACTTCAGTCAAGTTATGACCCTCTTTTAACTTCTTTGCAGAACCTATGATACTTATATCTTTAGAGTTAAAAGCATCATAGACCTCATCATTCTCTTTATCTGTCTTACCAGAGTGCATACCATGAGGTGTTAAAAGGTCAATCATATCCTTACTACCAGAGAAGAGGACAACTCTTTTGCCCTCCTCTTTTAGCTTTTTAAGGATCTTCTTACAGGGATCAATCTTAGACTTAAGAGTCCACAAAAACCTCATTCTATCCAACCTGGCAAACTTCTTATTACCAGACCTGGATATCCTCTTGGTTTTGTACTTATAAGCCCCAACCTCTGTTTGCATCCAAAAGCCATAACTCTTACTGCCAGCTCTTATGTTGGCAATACGTTCTTCAAGCTTGTGCTCAAGAATATGAAGTCTGTAAGGACTTATAACCCCATCTTCTATACCCTGATCTAGAGTATATGTAAAGCATACAGGTGCTATAGGTCTTACATCATCATAATCTACAGTTGCCGAGAGTCCCAAAAGAAATCTGAATCCATTGTTCTTATAAAACTCAGAATAATTCTCTGACAAAGAATTATGAATTTCATCAGCAATAACAAAATCATAATAATGATCCTTAAACTTGTAGGCAGTTGCATAACATTCAGTTTGTACGTGTTTATAATAAAAATCTTTGTGTCCCCATTTGTTAAATTCTTCTCTCCAGTTATTATCTCTTAGTTTCCTTGTTGGCACTAATAGAAGAACTTTAAATTCAGAATATTTACCAAATAGTAATTCATTAGTAACAATATCTATTGCTACCTTACTCTTACCAGAACCTGTACACATCTCAAGAGTATTACTTCTCCTACGTGCAGTGTCCCAGTGCCAATGAGCTTCTTTTTGTATGTCATCTATCTTTGCCATTTTATTTGTGTTAGGTTAGTTAATTAGTTCTCTTTATCTTCAGAGAAGAATTTAGCCATTAATATGACATAATCCTTACCCTCTATTTTATACCCTACGGGCATCCAGTGGTCTTTTAATATATCTTCAATTTCATCTTTTTCAAATTGTTTATGTATTGTTAGTAAAGCCATTCCTGCAATGTTATTAAACATAATATAGTATTTAATGTTCCCAGACTTTAGTCACCATAGGTACTGCTGTTAATGGGACACGTTTACAATAATATTCTCCTGCTTTCACCATACAGTCTTTAAGGACTTTGGACATCTCTTCAGACATCTCTTCACTACATTCTAAGACAATCTCATCATGTATAATAGAAGGCATAAGAACTTTAAACAGTAGATCATTCTTCTCTAAGTATTTAAATAGTCTTACACAAGCTATTTTAGTGATATCTGCAGAGCTACCCTGTATGGGGTAGTTATAACTCATTCTTTCTATCCTCCCTTGGTCCTGAAAGAATTCCCTAACTTCCTTCTTAAGAGTTTCTTTGTAGAGGTCACTGTTAGCAGCTTTCTCCTCTCTATATGTTTTCCAGTATTCATCATCTAATTTTTGTAGTTTTCTTTTGTATTCATCATAAAATATAATTCTGGTCTTCCTTCCCAATATAGTATTATGCTTTATGTGCCCAGCACTAAGTGCTTTTTTGGCAACTTTTTTAAAGTAATTCTTAACTCCTGGGAAGGCACTAAAATATGAGTTATATATCTCTTCTGCCTCTACAAAAGGGATTGACAAGTTTCTTGATAGTGTTCCTGCACTACCACCGTATAACATGGCAAACCCAGCTGTCTTAGCAATGTATCTTTTTTCAGCATGATTTTTCTTTATTTCTTCTAATGGCAATGTAGATAGCTCCTTAAACATCTTAGAAGCTACAAAACTATGCATATCTTTAAAACCTTTATCATAGAACTCTAGTATTTTACTATCCAAACTAAAGTTTGCAAAGACTATTTGCTCTTGACCTGTGTAATCACTTACTATTAAGTTATTACCTGGCTCACAAGTAAAACACTCCCTTTCATAGACTTCTTTCTTCCTATGCTTTTTCTCTGGTACTCTAGGTATATTCTGAAAGTTGGTAAACTTAACCTTCATCTTTCTATCTCCACCACCAGAACTCATTCTACCAGTGTTCATTATCTGTGTAAATCTTGTTCTCAATCTTCCATCAGGATGTATTTGCTTAAGTATATTATCTCCATAAGTGGAGACAACCTTAGCACAACTTTGAAACTCTAAGAAAAGATCTATTAAAGGAGTAACATCAGACTGTGGTTTAATAACATCTTCCTCAATACTATTTCTCATTCTCTTAGTCCTTGAGTCAAAAGTAAAAGTGTTAACTCCTAAGTCTTCCATCAATGGTATTACCTGCTTTGATGAACTCCAGAGGATATCACACTCTGTATCATGGCTTTCATCAAATAAGTCAAGCTGAACAACACTCTTAGTGTACTTAGGCATATTCTTAATTACCCAAGAGTTTAAAATATCTTCAGCATTCTTTCTCTTTTGAGAGTCTTCAAGCATTTTCTTCTTCCACTTAGGTATATTTATCTTAAATCCACAATGCTCAACATATGCTACTACTCTCACCATTTCATTCTCAAGCACATATACTTTAAAAAGATCTTCAGCCCTTAAATCCTTCTCTTGCTTCTCAATGATAGGTATTAAATACTTGACATCATCTGCTGCATATATAATTACTTCAGTGGTTAAGCCTTCATCTTTAATATTACCTCTTATAGATTTGTCTAACTCTACTCCAAACTGTCTAAGAACTAAATCATATAGTCCTTTTCTAACAATCTTATCTCCTGTATGAAGTACACACTCTGCTAAGAATGTATCTTTTACTTTAGTAGGAACTATGCCTACAGAGTATAGAAAGCCAAGGTCAAACTTAGCATTCTGGAATATAGTAGTCTTGGTTTCTAATAATTCTTTAAATATTCTTATGTCTACAGTATAGCAGTCTATTACATACTGGTTATCTTCATCTCCAATTTGAAAAGTTATAATTTTGTGCTTGATAGGATCTAAGCCCTCTGTCTCAGAGTCACAAGCAATCACCTCATGCTCCTTAAAATATTCTAAACAACTCTCTATAGAGCTCTCTTTAATACCTTCAGGATATTCAGTCAGTGTCTTCTGGTTTGTCACTAGATAAATCATCTACATGATCTTGGGAAACCTTTTTACCATAAGTAGTATGTCTTGAGATACTCTTCATATCATTAGAGTTAGTAACTTTCTTTCTAAACCAGAAATACTTTACAAAACCCTTAGCATAATAGTGTGAAGATACAATCTTGCACTTCCACCTTTCTGCACCATACATAGTTCTTAATTCCCCTTGTTTTACTTTTTGGTTATCATCATAAAAAGTCAGAGCTTCAGAGTCATACTCTAAAAGCTCTGCTTTGCCGTGGAACTTCTCTTGATTTTGATAATCAAGGAATATTGGTAATACATCACCCTCTTTAAACTTACTCTTCATGAACTAAATTTACATTAATAAACACACCACAATCCTCATCTTCAGAACTGTAAAAGTTTACTATGTTTTTACTGTCACCTACATACCTTAGGCATATAGTTCTTAGGGGACAAATATGATGTTCATCATCAAATTGTACTTCTCCTTTACAACCTTCATACTCCATAATAGTTCTTTTTAAGAAAAGAGAGGGCAGCTATCAACCCTCTCTTTTTGTGAAAAAAATTACTGCTCATCAACAACTTCAACAACTTCAGCATCTATCACTTCTTCATCATCAAAGGTAACCTCTTCAGGCTCTTCTTCAACTTTAGAAATAATATTTGCAAAGCTGGTGGCTTTGAATGCACCTGGAAGTTTGATATCCGTGATGTTCAAAATGGAATCACCATTTACATCAGGAACCAGTTCTCCAGTTTCTGTATCCACTGCCCAGTCACAAACAATTTCTACCTCTTGATTCCTCATGGGAATTTTATCAGTAGGCTTGTCTTGACCTTCATTCAAATGAACAGCATAAACCATTGTCAGATTCTTCAGGTAAGCCACATCAATGAACTCACCAGCAGACTCTAGTGCTTGGATAAAAGACTGTGCTTTTCTACCTTCAACAGCCTTCAGGTTTATGAGTATACTGTGACTGTAGAGATTGTTACTCTCTCCAGAAGCAACTCTCTTACGAGAGCCCTCCAGTATATTCTCATTAACATACCTGTTGGCTTGTCCAGTAGCCAAGACTTTCCAGTTTCCTGGCCCAGTCACTTGTCGGTATTCATTTCTTAATCTTGCAGTTCCAAGACGTATACCAGTTTCTTGAACTACAGCTTGAGATTGCGTGTTATCTGCCATCTTTCTATTGTTGTTATTACATAAATGCCTACTCTTTACTGGATTTTCAGCTAAACTCCATATTTAAGAGTACTTTTGCACTCTTTATAGGAAGGATAGTCATACAAATTAGAGGATAGCTTATCCCACTTGGAATACCCTAATTCATCTTTGACTAAACTTACTATCCACTCAACATATTTAACAGGAGATTTCCCGTTAGCTATGAAAGCTTCTTTATTAATAGGAATGACTTTAATAGCCTTTTCCTGGTTCTGCACATTTGCCTCCTTAGCAGTTGTAGACAGAACATGAATGCCTCCCTTGTCCACATAGGACATACAAGCATTGTTAAACTTACCTGTTGGTAAGTAAATTAAAAGTTCTCCTAATTTCATCTTTTTGGTAATTTAAGGTGTGATACTAGGCTAGATAAGCCTATAAAATAGTTAATAACTTCTTGATGTTTTACCATCTCTTGTGAGGTTAAATCTTTTGGCATTTCAAATCTATCACTCAATTTCTTGATGTAGAGTAGAACACCTGCCAGATTATCCCTCTTAAATGCTCTTCTCAATCTTCTAAAGTGGTTAATTCCAACCTTCTCTTCAATAATTGTAGTTTGGCTGTAATCCCAAACTTTCTTCAAATATGTATCTCCTTTATTCAAACCTACACCAGATCCATCAGATATAAAAGACTCCGTAGTTTCAGGAGTATGAGTTCTTCTAATAATATCTGCTACACCTGACATGGGTGAGTAGTAATTAATCTCATGAGCAAGAGCCTTTAGGAAGCTCCTAACTCTAGATTTTTCACTGCCTTCATCAGGCAAAAATACAAAATTTTTCCCAATTTTAAACCTTAAGTTCTGCAAAGTTTAATAGGCTTTCTTTCATTTAACTGATTAGTAATCCAGACTCCTCTTCTCCAGATCATACGTGCATCTTTAATTAAATTCTCAGACTTCTTCTTATTTTTACTTCGTTGTGCCCAAAATAATAGTTTATCTACACTTGCACGAGTGAGATTACGGTAATAGTTTGCTGTGTGATTAAAATTCTTAGGTAAAGCAGCTGTCCTAAAAACATGTCCTGGAACTTTTATATAAGCAAAGTCCTCAATCTTTTTAACATCCTGAATATTCATATAAAAACTTAAAAAATAATTGGTAAAAAATGAGAGGAGAGTCCGAGAACTCCCCCCCTTCTCCACATCTAAACTCAAAACATATAATTGCAATTTTAAGATACTGTAGAGTACCTTACATCATCTCCAATAGCCCAGAGTTCATCTTCTGGGTTAACAGAGCCTGATTTAATTCCTCTTAAGAC